AAATGTTTCTTTAAAAGATAATTCAACCCAACCTATTATAAGGCATGTAACATGTCCTGTGGTTAGTCCAAAACCTAAAAAATATGTTCCTAAAGATGTACATACAGATTATATGTTATATCGTCCTGAACGAAATAATATTACTAAGTAAGAATAAGGGCCCGATCGGGCCCTTTATTATTTAACAAATGGAACTTTGTTTATTAGTGAAAGAAAGTTGTTTGTTTTAGTTCCATTTGTTGGCACTGGTGTATGTTGTTGATTAACAAATTTATCATGAAGTTCATCTAGATATCCATCAAGTCTATCATCTACCATTAATTCAAGATCTGGTGGTACTTTCCCGCCATTTTCTTTAATTATATCTTTTGCAGCTTTGTCTTGTGCTATCTTAGCTTCATTAAATAGTTTTAGATTTTCAATAACTGCAATTTTACCTGCATCACTTTGTAATAATGTAGGAATAGTTTTCAGATATGTATCAACTTCTGTTTTTAAAATACGAGAACCGAACATATCTTGAATTCCACTTAACATATCATTTGATAGCTTTTCAAATTCTTGTGATTCAGGACTTAATAAACTCTTTAAGTTGATACCTACTCCCCACAAACCATGGGAAACTGTATCAAGACCTGCAGCTAATGTAGCAGAATTAAGTTTACCACTTCGAACTAATTTTTCCATCCGGTCTAGTCGAGTATTATTCTCTTTAACAGCCTTAGTCTTCTTATTAGTATCTTTCAGCCATTGCTTAGATTCTTTAACATCCTGATGTTCTAATTTCTGTTGTTCTCGAGCAGCACCAAGTTGATCTTTATAATCAGCTAATGCTTTCTGCTCACCTAGCTTATCAACCGGTGCATTAAATATGCTTTTGTTTTGAGGCTGAGCAGCTTGGACTGCCTGCTGTTGTGCAGCTGCTTGACCAATACGTTGAGATGGTTCAGTAGTTAAATTCTGTTGACGATTCTCAGTTTGGAACTGCTGAGCTAATCTATTACGAGCCGCAGATTCTGGAATTGATCGTAAAACATTTTCTTGCGCTGGAGTATAAGTAGGTTGTTGCGCCTGCTGAAACTGCTCTGGAGCAAATTCTTGTTGCTGCTGTTGTGATCCAATATTTGATAGATTAATTTGATTCCAAATACCTTTTTGAACATCCGGGCTTAAAGTATGAAAAATAGAAGCGAGTTCTTTTGGAAATCCAACTCTTTCTAATTGTTTCGTCTGCATTTGATTGGTTTTATGAGATGCTAATGTTTGTAAAACTTGTCCAATATCAGAACCAATATTTGATGCTAAACTATTTCTACCAGGTAACATTCCTAAAAAATTTGCCATAATATCTCCTTTTATCGTCCGCCATATCCAGCAGATATAGAATTTAAAATATCATTATATCCTAATGGTTGACCTGAAAGACCTTGGACTGAGAATGGCGCTTGACTATTATTCGTAAATCCAAATGAATTACCTTGCGTTACGCCACTACCACCCAATCCAGAAATAAATCCTTGCTGCTGTTGTTGCTGTTGACCTCTTCCCAATCCTGATAATCCGCCTAAAGCAGCACCTGCAGGTCCACCTAAAGCAGCACCAATTCCAGCATTAATTAATGGCTGTCTTACACCTTCCCAAACATTACGAATTCCAGAATTTTGTCCAGGAGCAATTCCATAATCAAACTGAGGTTTAAGTCCAGCACTCAACAAGTTAAAAAGATTATTCGATTGTAATCCTTGCTCTTGAAGTCCATGTTGTGCTTGTAAAGCAGCAAGATCTCTTTCTAATCCAGCGCCAGCACTACTTAATGATTGACCGAAAGCTGAAGAGTTTAAAGATCCACCGCTTCCTAAAGAAGCAAAACGTTCTGCAAGTCCTGGAACTATATTTTCATTAAAGTTAGATCGAGCCTGGTTTGCAATGGGTGCGAAACTAGATTGTTCACCTGGAAGATTAAGCCCTTGCAAACCTTGTGGTATTAAATTTGATAAGAGTTGAAGTAATTGTTGTTGCTGAGGAGTATTAGTATTGATTGATACAGGTTGTGCTTCTGTTGATTTAAAAAAAGATGATTTAGGTTGAGTTCCAAAAGGAACTGGGGTTCCAGTCGCTTGAGCTTGAGCGATTGCTTGTTGTTGCTGTTTTGCAAGAGCAGATTTTTGATGCTGTCCTCGAGCCTTAGCTTCTGCTTTCATTTGTTTTGTCGTTAGTCTTCCAGCGTTTGCCATTATACCTCCTTTATTGCTTTATATATTCTAAAACTACATATGTCGTAGTGTATTGTGAATAAGTCGCTGAAGTTGTAATTACTACATCATTTTTATCTACATATAATTCTACCTGACCTGTACCAGTAGAGCTAGCCAAAGGTAAAGGAATATAGAGCAAATTTATAGGATTACTAGCACAACCATAAATTTTAGTAAAAGAATATGAATTACCAGGATTAATATAATGTGGAATTTTTTTCGTATTATTATCAGGTAATGGGCCACAAGCTACAAGTTTTCTAAATACCTGTATGGCATTATTCGTAAATGTCTGTCCATTTATAAATTCAAATTCAACAAATGCACCACTATCTTTTTTGTTTAAAGCTAGAGCTATTTGATTCATATTTTCATAAAGTTTAACTAAAACATTTCTTAACTGTTCATCTTTAGTTAATGATTCAACAAAATATAGATCCCAAACATTAGTTGTTGGAATGAATAAACCGGTATTATCTCTAAAAAATGCATCAAATTGATTAGCCATTACACATCCCCTTGCATCTCTATCCCAAACATATTAACTTTAATATGTTTATATGATCCACATTCATAAAAACCTCTCCTTTTTTAGCCATATCTTTCACGAGGTATGGCTTTTTCTATTGCATTCTGCTCGATGTTGGAGTCGCATAAAATACCATAGCATTCAATTGGAAATCTTGTAAGGCTACATATTCTATCTGACCGGTCGTTGTTGTTAAATCGTAATTATACATTTGAGAATTATTCATATATATCTGCAATTGTACGCATTGCCCTTCAGCATAAAGATACACGGGATGCCATAGTCTTGATTGAAACCTCTCAAGAGGAGCTAAAGATGGATCATATGGTTTTGTATCAAGTGTACCATTACCAGGAAGTGGGCCAGGACTCGCAAGGGTTCCTAATCCTTCACTGACCAAAGATAAGGTAGTAGAGGAAACGAGATAATCTACAGTCACTTGGCCATTTTCAGTTTTATCTACTAAGAAATCGACGCGTGGAATATAGATATTTCTATCTTGAGAGGTAAAGAAGTTATATTGCTTTGTTAATAAATTAATATTACTTACTCTTGCAAGCGTCCCATTTCCATTATAGGTACCAGTCATTACCATCGGTTGACCAAGATTATCTAAAGATGTGACAGTAATAGAATTAGGAGTTCCAGAAAGAAATGGATCGACAGATACTCGAGCAACAATTCTATTAAGTGTATTCCCCAAAGAATCGGTAAAGGTAACCCCTCCTACGGAACCTAACAACACGAAGTCATTAAATTCTAGATTATGATTAATTACCGATAGTGTTGCCATTCCATTACCTAATAATGTCATATTCGTAATTTGTAATCCAGGTGCATTCTCGGTAATATCTGATTTAATAGCGACAATAAATCCTTCTTGATTACCTGCAACCACACACTTGAACTTCACATTAGTGTCAGCACTTGCGTTATTATTCCATAAAGAAAGATTCTGAGCCCATGGAATTGTAGTTTCACCCCATATAGCTCCTGGAGTATCAATTTCTAATAGTGTATATCCAAAGGCTGTAAATGAATCATCATTAATCCCCCAGGCATTTGATACATAATTAAAGGTCAATACTTTATTCGGGAAATAGAAGTTACTATCACGCACTTCTGAAGGATAAGTCCAATAAACCATTTCAGTATAGAAATCACGAATACCGGCAACTCGTTGTACACCTTCATCATCATTGTGAAAGCTAAATACTAATGAAGGAATCTTACTATCGATACGTTCTACATTATTACCAGAACATGCATGAATACCGACATTACCGACACCCAAGACAACCTTATCAAATGGAACTTCTGAAAAAGTAGATTCAGCACCAAGCTCCGTATTAATTTTCTGGAAGACAAATGGTAGAACTTGATTGCCTGTATATGCAAGTTCATAAGTTGACGATTCAAAATAAACAATCAATCTATCTTTAACGAATTGAGCAGTCTTGATTGCTTGTTGTGTAGGAGCGTCTATAAATCCACCATTACCTGGAACATCCACCATAAATGAAGTAGCAGATAATGCATTACCAATAGCTGAATATCTTAATCTATTTACGAACGATGTATCAGTTCCATTAATATTTTCTATCGTATCAAATAATAAGAGTCTGTTCTTAAACTCAATAATAATTAAAGAAGTCCGAATATAGTTATTGCCAGTGAAATATATAGTTGTATTAGGGAAAGCTCCCGTAAAAGTATACGCACCCGTCGATATATTAAATGTTCCAGTTCCTTGTGGTGATGTGGTTACGTTAATACTCGAAGGAGTTAAGGCACCATTTGCTACAGTTACTGTAAATGCAGTATTACCAATGATAAATACCTGCCCAATAAATCCTGTAGCTCCTGGAACTGTACCAGATGCATTACCAGACCCATCAGTAGTTCCTATTGAACTACCGCGACTATAATTCAAAATTGGTTGATTCCAAGAAGTAGTATCCCAATAACGAATACCATCGGCAGGAACAAAGTTAGTTGTCCATAATGTATTAATGTCATCAGTCAACCCTTGATAGTTAGTTGACCAGAAGAAATTGAAATCCGTTCCGGTCCATATCGAAGTACCGGCTGTTAATCTCACCCAAAAATTAGTTGGAACATCAAATATATAGGAAAATTGAGTATCAAAAGCAATCGTTGAAAAATTATTAGCTTGGCCTAGGAGATATTGTGTAATTCCCATAATAGGAGTTGCTGGATAGAAAAATACCGAAACTCCGATCTGAGAATTAGAAATAGATACTTGACCAGTGGTAGTATTATAAGTTCCCGTAGCTGCTGAAGTTGATAGCATTGATGCTGGTGTACCAGTTTGATAAACGGTAAATATATCAGGATTAGGGCCTACTGAAAATAGCTGTCCGATTTCAAATTCTACTCCTGGAACTGTACCACTAAAGCTTCCTGATCCATCTGTTGTTCCCATAAAAATTCTTACACGAGAATTTAATTGTGAATCACCTAATAAAATAGATCCAAATCTTTTCCTAACCCGTCCCCTATAAACATATGCATTCTCAAGCGTTTCAAACGCATTATCATTAATCAACCAAGGTTTTAAATTGGTCTGGAATCCAGAGTTTTCATCTGTAAATCCAATAAGAAACTTTTGTACTGCCATTATACACTCCCTAATGCTAACCAATAAACACTTGTAGCAAAGTTTGTGGAATTAACCTGCAAGTTAAATTGTGTCGTAGTGAAATTATTAACGTACGGATAAACAGTAGAGAAATTGGTATAATTACCAGTTGGTGTGAAGTAAACCTGATAAGGAACTGATCCAAATGTAGGAAATCCACCTCCAGAAGGAAATACAACTGTATTAGCACCATTTGCAACACCAGTTTTAAGACCCCACATCATGAATATGGTTGGCGACATAAATGAATATCCAGGAGATGCAGCACCCCCTCCACCATTAGCACCACCACCAGTTAATTGCACAATAGATCCATTAGAAGGATATCGATAAAATAT